CCTGTGCCAGTTTAGAATTTAGTGCCGACGCCTGATCCTGCATTGATTGCTAGTTTTATTTTACCCAAAAATACCGCTTCGGATGTTTCCCATAAAACCTGATCTGCATCCGCCGTCAATCGAAATGTTTCTGCAAGATTTAATCCGCCTGTATATGTTCTTGCGCCTATGATGAAAGTGGCCGCAGTTGTCGCAACGCCCGGTTCTGAAGCTCCAGTTCCTCCGCCGAGAGTTGTATCTGCCCATGAACCGTTAGTCATCGTTTCGGTGGTACCAAGAGCATTATTTCCAGTTCCAATAGTCCTAGAAACAACCTGTTGACTAGTGTCTGTATTTGTGTGAGCGATTACTAAAGTGTGGGCTACAGTTCCAGAGTGATAATCCGTTCCGTCTCCGACACCAGTTGCATTAATTGCAGCTTTTAAGTTATCGAGAGTGATAGCATCAGAAGCTCCAATCTTAACATCGTATGCCTGAGTAGTTGTGTTCTTGAATCTATATGTGATAGCCCCAATCACCACAGTTTCGTCATCAGAAATAGCCCCCGTAATGCTTAGAGTATTTCTTGCGTAGTCCGCAGGCGCGCATGCACCTGACGATACGAGCTCGCTTTGAGCATGTTCTCCCGCAGTAAGCGCTCCGGTTGATGTTAGAGTTCCCTCTGCGTATTCACTATCTACTCCGGTGATTCTCAGGAATCTTCCGATATTAAACCAGACCTCTCCGTCATGAGATGCATCAACATAAACATCAAGCGTGTCTGCCGCTTGAGTCAAATCTCCAATAGCTGATAGGTCAAACAGTGCCACAAATTCACTGCATGACTGCCTTAGCTCTACCCCGTCACCGGTTGTTGTTGCGGCTGTAGTGCTTTGCGCTGATGCTCTTAGTGGTATTACAAGTGGTTTATCCATAATTTATTTTAAAGATTCTGCCCGTCTCCGTCATCTAAAGAGGGGACTGAATCTTCTTTTATTTCTTCTTTAGGCGTTTCGACTTCCCCGCCTGTTTTTATCTCGTTTTTATTTTCTTCTATTTTTTCTTCTTCGTCCGGCTTCGGTCCCCAAGTATTCACGGGTTCTTTTTCGGGAGCAGTTTCAATCGTTCCTGTTTCCTGTGAAGATAAATCTTTTGCCTGCTCAAGCGATTCTGCTTGTACAACGGCAAAGAGCCCGTCATTGACGAGCCCTTGAAATGCGGGTAGTTCTCCTTGTACAACATCGCCTGCATTGTATTGAGTACCGTTATGCTTTACGTTTGAGTTTACTTTAAAATATGTTGTCATTTTATTTTAGAGATAATATTAAGCCACTGAACTTATTACATACTCAACAAACACAATCATTCTTCCAGCAGTCAATGCTTGTCCACCTACTACCACAGATAATTCTCTCTCCTCAGTACATTTCAAGTATGATCCAGCCTTTCGAGCTGCGTCTAGGATTGCTGTGTCGCCTGCTACGGTTGCCTCAGCATATGATCCGTGTAGACCTCCGTGAATACCAGCGTCCCAAACATCCCCTGCTGCTGATACAGCGATTGCAGCCACAACGTCGTTAGCTGCCTGCACTTGGATTGCGATTGTACCTGCGTCTGCTCCTGCTGTAGTAAATGTCGTTATGACATCCCACCATGAATTAGTTACGATTGCTCCGGCTGGTATGTATACTCCGAGGCCGTATGTTGCTATTGGTCTCTTTGTTGTGTCGGCTGACGGGTCAAAAATTGCACTTGCTACATATCGTGTTGCAAGTCCACTTTCTGCTTTTACTGCACCACGATTCACTTGGTATTGTGGTCTGACTGCTATAATTTTTTGTATATCTTTTGCCATTGTTTTATTTTGCCCTATGCCCATTGATCCGATCGCAAGGTGTTTTTTAGACGAGAGCTTTTACTTTTAATGGTGAGCATCTGATTGCTAGAGGGTATTAACCTCCAGCTTATCAAACGCCCACTTAAGGGTTTTAACAATACTAAGCGATTGCTGTCTGGATCAAGTATGCAGTTGAGGCTGCTACTATTTTCTGGATATAGTTATCGCTACCTACGCGAACGTATGTACCCTCGCGGTCTTCGTCTCTCCATCTCTTTACTACACGAGCTAGATATGTAAATGTCAAACCAAGTGTAAGAGTTTTAAGTCCTACTTTTGGAGCGATGTAGCAAACGATTGCGTTCTTAGCCCAGACGTATGAGAGGCTGTCTGTTTGTCCCTCGACTGCTGTATTCTTTCCAGCTTCACCGATAAGAACTTTTTCAACTTGGAACACACGAGCCAATAGTTCAGCTGTGATAACTCCTAGAGCTGAATATTTAACTCTTTCGACGATTGCTGGGTGGTCGCAAAGCATATCGAATACTTGCTTGCCAAGGATGATAGTGTTTGGCTTTTTGAAACTCGCTGCATGGATTGTGGTTCGTGCAGTTCGAATGTCTCCGATAGGATCAGAGTTGCTGTAGTCAGACCATTGGCTGGTTCCTGATAGAGCTGTGTACTGAGTGATGTTTGATGAGCTAGTGATGAGTGTCGCTAGGTTCTGCTCACGATCAAGGAGTAATTTCTCTGTGATCATTTCTGTTTCGTCGACTAGGGGATTGAGTGCTGCTTCCGCTTGGTCTTGGATTTCGTCTGCTACGAAACCTTTGAGTGCGTGATCGTCACAAGCGAATGACGCTGTTGATAGACCGAAATCTACTTCGTTCGCGCCTGAGCCGGCTGCACGGACTGTGTTGTCGATTCTTAGGTTAGCTTTGTCGTAAACATAATATTTACCTGTCTGCTTGCTTACTCTGATAGTTGGGAAGACCAAATCAGCGATAAATGTATCGTTACTAAACTTCACGGACACATTTGATAGAGCTGGATCTATAACTACGTCTTGTTGTACTAATGGCATGGTTTTTTATTTATATGATTATTGTTTTTAATTTATTCGACTAGGACTATGCTACTGACAATGTGAAAATACCCATCTGCACTTCGATTATATCTCCGCTCGCTGCTGATGCTGATCCTAGGTATTTACCAAAAACAACATCTTTATCAGTTGTAGTTGCTACTGCCTTTCCGTTTGAGTCAGATGTTACCCAAGCTCCGACTGAGATAGTTCCGCCTGCGATTACTTTTACTGTACCGCCGATTTGAACGTTTGCTGCTGCACCGACTACCGGCTTGTTTTGGAGAACGCCAACGATTTTATCTGTTGCCGCTGCCGCTAGTATCATTGTGCCGTCTGTGTGCTGTTTTACGATGTAGTACTGCTTTGTTGCTAATGAAGTAGCGCCACATGTGAAACTCTTTACGAAATCTTTTATTGATGAAGTCATGTTTTCTTTGATTTAATTATTTTTTTAATCGACTATTTTACACCTTGCAATTCTGCATCGTACCTCTTGCTCAACTCTGCGTCTTCGGCCATTACTTGCTTTAGAGCATCTGAGAATTTCAACTTACCCTCGCTCGCCTTGATCTTTGCTTCTATCTTAGCGTTTACTTCCGCTAGAGCAGTTCCTGCCTCTCCACCCTTTTTGTCGCTACCAACCTCAGTAAACTTTTGGCTTACTTCCAGCTGTCCGACTAAAGCAGAGAAAGCTACGCGCTGTTCTTTGCCTAGTTTCTCTATAAAAGCACGGAGGCTGTCCTTGCTCTTTGGTAGAAACTTACCGTCTTTGTTGGATTCGCTAAACACCATTCCGGACACAATGCCCTCGATGTTTTTCTTTTCAAGCTCCGCAAATGCTTGCTGTCCTTGATCTGCCTTTTCGCGCAATATTGCTAGTTCGCTTGCTTGAATGGTTACCATCTTTTTTTCAGATGCCTCGATTTTCTTTTCTGTACCGTCAGGATTTTTTCCTGCTGCAACGTTTGCGTCTTCTTCGGCTTTCTTTGCTGCAGCTTCACGCGCAGTCTTTTCTTCGGCTGTTTCTTCCTTAGGGAAGTACTTTGCCTTTTGCTCATCAGAAAGAGTTGCCTCATTCTCTTTTAAAACCGCTTTGTCTTCGTCGGTTAGTTTGTCTATTTCTAGTGCTAAAACTTCGTCTAGTGTTTTTGTCATGATTTGTTTTTTATCTAAATTATTTTTTGTAATATTTTTATCGGAGAAGACTATCGCCTGCAACTCTTTGAAGTATGGTGACTTCGTGAGCGCTCCCCCTGTTAAAACATTTCTGTAATACTGATGCGTTTGCGGATCTTCGTAGTCGCGACACATTTCTGTTGAGAAAAATTTAAAC